CGTCGTGCTAATGGCCTTCATCGCCAACGGCATGTCCGACGAACACCCCGACGCCAGAATCCTGCGCGGTGCCGTCAATGCCCTGGAAGAGCAGGCCGAGGTCGAACAAGTTGATGCCCACCGTCGCAATTCGTTGATCTCAGGGCTGAACGCCGCCATGCGCTTGGTTGACGAAATACCTGAAAACTTGATTGTCGCCAGCGCCCTGATCTTGGAAGAACGGCTAAAGCATGGCGACATCTACGCCGCTGAATACCGTAGGGAGTTGAAGCTGTGATTGAAGTCCTCAAAGCCAAAACCGAAGAATTGGCCGATTGCTGGCTGTGGACTGGTTCAACCACGTCGCAGGGATACCCCATAGTCAAACACGATGGCTGTTGCAAGTTGGCGCGACGGGTGATGTTTGAGCTGAATGGTGGCACCTTGGCCGCAAGACAGCCGCTGATCACCACTTGCGGCGAAAAGCTGTGCATCAACCCCGAGCATCTGAAAGCGTCAACTACATCAAAAGTAGCTAAAGCTGCTGCCAAGCGCGGGGCATGGACCGGACTTGCACGGGCTGCAAAGATTGCAAAAACCAAGCGAAAACAAGGAAAAATCAACATGGAAATTGCCCAGGCCATCCGCAACAGCCCAGACCCCGCGCACGTAGAGGCCAGCCGGTACGGGATTGATAAATCGCTGGCAGTCAGGATTCGTGCTGGTTTGGCTTGGAAGGACTACAGCAACCCATATGCAAGCCTGATGGGAGGTGCAGCATGAATAAGCCACAAGTCCAAGTTGATGCCGAAAGGATGCTGAAGGCGCTTGCTGAGTACCCCATGATGTCCACCAGAGAGATTACCCAAATGCTGAACATCAGTTCACAGCGTTGCAATAACGCCCTGAGACGGCTGGCTGGTCAGCTTGACATCACGGTAATAAGTCAAAAGATTCGACGTTTCAAGTTGAAGCCCAAAGTTGCAGTGAGTGTGGTAGTTCCAACCAGAGCGATGCCCCGTGAATCGGTATTTATGAGCTCAGAGATTTACACAGGCGAAAAACCAACCCATCGGGTGAGCCTATGAGCTTGGATAGCTGGATGTACCAAGACCCCATGCGCGTGCTGGAAGCCAAGCAAAACGCTGCCGAGCGCAAAGCCAAGCAATGCGGAGATTGTGTTCACGCGGTATCCGTGACCTTCAAAGGCGAGAGGGCCATCCGCTGCACACAAAAGTGGCAGACGTACGGCCGGCGCTGTGAGCACCACGAAATCAAGAATATCAACGACAAAAAAGGGCAACTATGAGCGCAATCATGGCAAATCAGGCAGTTTTCCAGTCCACCACGAAAGCGCTGCATGTCAGCTACATCATTCACCACTTGCCGGCGGCATCCAAAAGCCCCACGCAGATGGTGATCGAGCGCCTGGTGAAAGAAAACCGATGGGAGGGCTTGGAAGAACCCAAGGAAAGCACGGTCAACTTCAGCGGTTTGTCGCCGTTGGAGGTTCGCGGTCAGTGTGCACAGGTGCTGGCCATGGTCAACCACTTGGGGCATCCAGTAGAAGCGGCGGCGGTCAAGGCCATCTATGGCTACCAGTCGATCAAGGCAGACGGCGTGCGCATGCTAGCTGAATACTGTGAGCCCCAGCTGGGCGCGATTCGCGGCATGGCAGCACTGGCGCTGGCATGGCATACGTTTGGCACCAAAAAGCAGCGCGAAGGGCTGACCATTGGGGACATTGCCAAGGAATACGGGCTGACCACCAAGGTCGTGAGCGACGCCAAACTGAAAATCAGCAAACAGGGCAGGGCGTTACATGACCGCGCTGTGAGTAGTCTCGATCAGCGGTTTAAGCAAGGCGGGTTGGTGGAATGGGAGTAAAAAAAGATTTCTTACAAATCGTTGACATGCTGGTTTGAACTGTGCTATATTTTGTCATCTTGGCGTAATTGCCTCTAAGAATACAAAGCCTTGCGGTGTAAATCGCAGGGCTTTTTGCATGGCGGGTACGTATGGCGCAAACCAATCTTAAAATCCGCGTGTCGGTTGCCTGGTGGATTAAGCCGTGAAGGTGAAATATTTCTAATTGCGCCATCGCTGCCAATCACGCCCCGCACATGGCCTGTCAAGGCTAGAGGCGAACACTAGCAACAGGACGAGCCTAAGCCGCTCTTGTGGCTGATAACGGCGGCATCCCCTTGATATGGAAAGCGAGTCGCCATCTCCTTGTTGGTAAGACGGTAGGCGAGGGGAACCCTGATGATTGATTGCACTGTAGACGTGAGCAAAGCGATTGCCGCCGTCACAAAGCTGTCAGCAGCTGTGAGGGGCAAAGCAACCGCCAATGCCCTGAACGACACAATCAAAGCCGCGAACACGGAGGCCGCAAGGCAAATCCGCGCAGAGGGCTACAACATCAAAGTCTCCAAGATCAAGGAGCGCATCAAGATCAAGAAGGCGACGACCGGCATGCTGATTGCACGGTTGATCGCCATAGACAGACCTGTCAATCTCTCGGAGTATGGGGCGAAGCCCTACGGCAAAGGTGGATTGACCCGGGACGCACTTGGACGGCTGAAGTTCAAGGAGGGCGGCGGCGTCAAAGCCAAGGTCAAGCGTAAGGTCACGACAATCCCCGGTGGATTCATAGCCAACGGCAAGGCTTACATCCGTATGAGCAAGTCAGGCAAGAAGTCTGGTGGGTTCGATGCGGGTGGTGGCATCAGGTTCGGGCGCGGGTTTACCGTCAACAATGAAGATATACGCCAGTTGATAGGTCCCGGTGTCAATCAGGTATTCGCCAACAAGGTGATTCAGTCTGTGATGGCTGACAGTGCTAAGGCGCGATTCCCCAAGAGGTTTGCATATTGGATTGCACGATTCGATAAGTAACGTAGACATCGACGCCGCGCACCATCTTGGTGACAAAGACATCAATAAATCAATCGCCGACCAGAAAATTTAAGGTACTTCCCAGCACTTCTTGAACCTACGGGTTCGAGACTCGCAAATCGTTCACACTTTCTGCGAAGTTCAAAGGGTTGAAAAAACCTAATTAAATCATAGAGTTACGAATGGCGACAAAAACAAAGATTGCAGCCATCGTGAAAAACAAGGGCGGCGCTCCTAAAAAAGAAGTGTCGCTTGCAACATTGGCACAGCTTTGGGGACAGAGCATCCCCGCAGTTGCCAACGATTTAAAGCGTCTCGGATTGACGATTGCTGGCGATGGCCTTGAGGCTTGCACCCGCGCAAAAATGCAGGCGCTGCGTGACACCGCGCGGGGCTATACATCTGCCAGTGGCGATGACATGCAAGCGCTGAAAGCTCGGGAAACCCAGACGCGCATTGAACTGAACGAACTGGAAATTGCAAAACAAAGCGGCCAGTTAATCAATGTCAGCCAGTTGGAGCCGATGCTCGCTGGCTTGGTTGTTGCTGCCAGAACAGAGTTTTTAGGCCGTGATGACAAACTAAAAGAGGAGATCGACCTGCTGTACTGCATTGATGTTGACGTCGATCTCATCAAAAAGTACACAGAGGAATCACTTGAGCACATTGCCGGATACGCAACAGTCCTGTACGGATCTGATGCAGCGGATACTGAGCAAAGCCAAGCCGCCCCAGAAGATTTCGACGACGGAGTGGGCACGCAAGTTTCGCGGCCTAAGCGCGAAGTCAAGCGCAAAGCCGGGTAAGTACAACCCCGATGTAACGCCGTGGGTTCGCGGCATGCACGAGGCGCTGGATAGCAAGCTGGTTTACAAGGTCGTTTGCATCAAGTCTGCGCAGGTTGCCTGGACTGAAGGCGTGTTGATGAACTACATCGCCAAACGGATTGATGTAGACCCATGCCCGATGATCGGCATGTTTGCCAAAGAAGATGCGGCAAAAGCGTTCGAGAGCGAGAAATTCAGCCCCATGATCGAGGCGACATCCCGATTGCGGGAAGTCATGCCAGCGTTTCAAAAGACGCGTGACAAGGAAAACCGCTGGGCCTACAAAGGTTTTGCTGGTGGTTTTTTGAAACTTGTCGGCTCGAACAGCGCGGCATCTGTCAAATCGACATCGGCACCGCTGGTGTTTATTGAAGAGCCGGATGATTGTGCTGTCAACGTCGAAGGTTCGCAGGGCGACAGTATCACCTTGCTGGAAGAGCGTGCCAAGTCCTACGGAAACCGAAAAATTATTTTTGGTGGAACACCGACGATTGAAGGTGCCAGCCGGATTGAAAGCGCATTTTTACAGAGCGATCAGCGCGGGTTTTATGTGCCATGTCCACATTGTGGCACCGGCCAAACACTCAGTTTTGAGCACATCCGCTGGCTGAAAGATTCCAAGAAATCGCATGATGTCTACGGATTGTCGCGGCCTGAAACAGCGTTTTATCAGTGTCCACACTGCGAAGGCGCATGGTCAGACCGTGAACGCATCCGTGCTACACGGGTTGCTGAGATCGAGGGCCACGGCTGGAAAGCGCATGCTGAGTTCTCTGGCATTGCAGGATTTGCAATCAACGAGGTGTACAGCCCGTTCCCTGGCTCAAAAATGGAAATGCTGGTTCAGAAATATCTGGCCGCACAGTTCGCCTTAAACCAAGGCGACGATACAAAAATGAGGGGCTTTCGGAATAACACCGAAGGCAAGGCATACGCCTACAGCAGCAGCGCTCCGACAGTTCAAGACCTTGAAAAACTGGCGCTGGATTACCCGGAATTTACAGTTCCACGCGGTGGCCTAGAGATTACGGCTGGCGTCGACGTTCAAGATGACCGGCTGGCTGTCGTGCTCAGGGCGTGGGGCGCTGGTGAAAAGAGCTGGCTTGTCTGGTGGGGTGAAATTTACGGCCAAACATCGGCCTACGGGCACGGTGCCTGGATTGAGTTTGAGCAATTTATTGCACGGGAATTCCCGTATGCCAACGGCGGCAAGCTGAAAATCAGTGCCGGAACGATTGACTGTTCAGACGGTGGAACATCCGATGCGGTGTATTCATTTGTTCGAGCCAATAAACGATGGACGGCTGGCAAAGGTTCGAGTAACGACCATGGCGACCGTGAGATTTATACGCCGCCACGCAACGTCGACTACAAAGGCAAGACCAAAACCAAGGCCGATAAGTACGGCGTGAAGGTCGCCATCATTGGAACGACCAAAGCCAAGGATTTGATTCTTGGCAGCGGAAAAGCCAAGGGGCGGCTCAATATGCTGTCCGGACCCGTGATGCATTGCTACAAAGAAGTGCGTTCAGATTACTTTGAACAGGTCGTTGGCAGTGAAGTCAAGGCACCGGGCAAGGTCAAGGGAAAAATGGTCTATGTCCGTAAATCGGGCATCCGCAATGAGGGTTTGGACTGCGAGGTTTATTGCCTGCATTCCGCACGATCACAGCGTTTGCATTTGCGAACCGATGCCGCCTGGCTGCGAATTGCTGAACGACTTGCCGCCGAAAGCGGTGGCGAAATTGAAGCGCCGGTTCATGTTGAAAAAGAAGTGACCAAGCCGGCACCCGCCAAAAAGAAAAAATCCTTTTGGGAAAAAGACTAAAAATTATGAGCGATTGCGATATTCAACCCTTTCAGCCGTGTGAACAGCGCCTTGCCGCTGCGCTATCGGCTTACCAGCGACTGATGCTGGGCGGGGCTGAAGAGGAGGTTCAGTACCGCGATCACAAGGTTAAGTACACACCCATGAACATGGCGGCACTCAAAACCTATATTGACGAATTGCAGGCCATGTGTGGCACGGCTGACACAGTGTTGACGAACGGCCCCCGCCGTCGCGCTGCGTCCCTGTCCTTTGGAAACTGCGGCGGTAGATGTTAAACAATGGCAAAACGAACCTCAAAATACCATCAATTGAAACCGGTGGTCGGGGTAAGCACGCCTGCAGTTGTCGCCAGCGCCTTCAATTCAGGTAGCCGCACCGCCAAAAACGTCGCCTGTTGGACGCCGCCGCTGCAAAGCGCTGACCGTGACATGCTGCCTGAAAAGGCGCTGACCGCTGGCCGTGCGCAGGATTTGAGCCGGAACAACGGCTATGCCAAGGGCGCGATTCAGAGCAAAAAAGACCGTGTGGTCGGTAGCTATTTCAAGCTGCAACTGCGTCCACTCTACGATTTGATTCCAGGCTTGGACATGGTGACTGCTACCAAGTGGGCCAGCACCGTCGAAAAAGCCTTTCACCTGTACGCAGATGATCCAGATTGCTGGATAGATGCGCGCCGTCAATCGACCTTCACCCAGTTGCTGCGTGAATCTGCCGGTTTGGACATGATCCATGGCGAATGCTTCTTGAGTCGTGAGTTTCGACCCAGTGAAACCGGTTACGGCACCTGTTTTCTGAGTATTGAACCCGAGCGCGTTTGCAACCCATCCGAGTTTTCGATGGATGTTGACGGCTTGCGCCAGGGCGTCTACCTTGACGGCTACGGTGCCGCGACAGATTACTCAATCCGCACTCGTCATCAGCGTGACATCGGCATGCAAAGCGTCGCGACATGGCGCAAGGTGCCAAAGTACAACGCCTACGGCCGTTTGAACATCATTCACACCTTTGAGCGCGACCGCCCGAACCAAACACGCGGTTTTAGCCCGTTCGCGTCGATCATAGGGCCACTGAAGATGTTGGACATCCTCAAGGGCACGGCACTGGAAAGCGCCATTGCATCGACGATCTACACGATGTACGTCAAATCCGACCTGAACAGCTCAGTGTTGGAGGCCATGCAAACCGACACAGCCGCTGCAGACGTTGACGGCGGCTTGATGGCGGCGTATATGAATGCGACCGAAAACCACAACAAGGGTTTGAACCTGAGCATGGACGGCGTTCGATTGCCACACCTTGCCCCGGGTGAATCCATTGAAATGGTCGGTAGCAACAACCAAGCCGGTGCGTTCCAACCTATGGAGCAAACCAACCTGCGAGAAGTCGCGCGCGGTTACGACCTGACCTATGAAGAACTGACCGGCGATTACACCAATACGACCTATTCCAGCGCTCGGATGTCTCAGCAAGTTAGCTGGGAACACATCAAAGCCAAGCGAGAAGGCACGGTCATCAAAACTGCAAACCAAATGATGCGCGCATGGCTGGATGAAGCTGTTGCCATCGGGAAAATCACCATGCCGAAAGGCGTGGATTATTGGACACACCGCGCCGCCCTGACCAATTGCGACTGGATTGGTGCCGGCCGCATCATCGTCGATGAAGTGAAACACGCCGCTGCGCTCGAAAAGCTGATCGCTTTGGGTGTTTCCACCCTGCAAGACGCATGCGCCGAACAAGGCAAAGACTGGGAGGCCGTCATGCAACAGCAGCGCATCGAACAAGACAAGCGCGACGAGCTGGGCATCCGGCCATCGGCTGATTCCACCTTTGTCTATCAAGAAGCACCGACACAATGAACAACATAGCACACATCGTTGCACGCGCCTATAACCAGCCGCTGCTGTTAGACCCTGCCTATGCCGGGTTCATGTTCTCTTACCTGAACCGACGAATTGGATTCAATTCCATGTTGATGGCCAGCGGGGAAGAACTAGATAAAGAAGGCATGGCAAACCTTGCGGGAAGCTACAAGCCCCGCTCCATGGTTAAACCGGTCGAAGGCGACGCTGCAAGCCTGTACTACGCTGTCACCGATGGCGTGGCCGTGCTGAGTATCGACGGTTCCTTGATGCACAAATCAGGCTACATCGGTTCCAGTTCTGGTGCCATGGGCTATGACGGAATCGCCGCCCAGATCGACAGCGCCAACCGAAACCCCAATGTACGCGGCATTTTGTTGGATGTGAATTCACCAGGCGGTGAAGTTGCAGGATGTCAGGCGTTGGCAGACAAGATCAAAGCCAGCGCAAAGCCTGTCTGGGCTATTGCCAACGAACAAGCAGCCAGCGCAGCGTATTGGATCGCCTCAAGCGCAAGCCGTTTGTTAATCACCGATACCGCAGAAGTCGGTTCTATCGGTGTTTTGACCGCCCATGCTGACTACAGCAACCAATTAGAAGCGGACGGCATCAAGGTCACGCTGATTTTTGCCGGTGCCCACAAGGTAGACGGTAATCCGTACGAGGCACTTCCAGAAGCGGTGCGCTCTGATTTTCAAGGTCAGATCGACGCTTTGCGCCAAAAGTTTGCAAGCGCTGTAGCTGCAAATCGCGGGAAAACCATAGGTGCCGTGCTTGGAACTGAAGCGCGCATGTACCGCGGTCAGGACGCTGTGGACAACAAACTGGCTGATGCGGTCATGAGCTACGACCAGACTTTAGCCGAATTCAAGAGTTTTTTAACCGCCGGTAAAGGCAGAAAGGGAGGGTCTACCATGACCACATCAAACGCCGGGCTTACCGGCGATACCATCTCCACAGCGGAGGCTACAGCGTTGGTTGCAGCCGAATCTGTGACCGCTCGAAACGCTGGTGCCGTTGCAGAACGTGCCAGAATTTCGGCAATTCTCACTCACGCAGAGGCCGAAGGCCGTCAAGAACAGGCGCAAGTGCTGGCTTTGACTGAAGGCTTGAGCGCTGAAACCGCTGGCGCTTTGCTGGCAACCATGCCCAAAGGTACTGCATTCGCCGCCGCGCCCGCTGCCGTGACGCAAGCCGCCGGCGTAGCTGCTGAATCTGGCGAACAAAAACCAACCGAAGGTAATGCCAAATTGGTGTTGAGCGCCTTCAAAACTTTGAACGGAGGCAAGTAATGACTGCTGTATTTAACGCAACCGTGGCTGTTGACCAACTGATCGTTGGTGACCACGTACAAACCAACAACACGCTGGTGACCACTGCTGTCGCGCGCGCCCGTGGTGATTTGCTCATCATCGGTGCCGGCAACGTCGCAACCCACGCCACAGACCCCGCGGTCTGGGATGCCATTGCCGTCGAAGGTATGACCGCTGCACAAGCGACATATCACGCCGCCAACGGCATCGAAGCTGCTGTCTACACACAAGGCGAATTTGATGTTGCACTTTGCAAGATCAGCGGCGTTGTGTTGACCGGTGGCCAATATGCCGCCGCCCGCGCCCGTGGTGCGAAATTGAACATCGAATTACGCAAAGTAGGAGCTTAAACAATGAGCACAATCAGCTATCAAAACATCCCCGTCAATTTGATTGACGACATCGACTTGGCACTGTTGAACGACAGTACGCCTCCACAAAGCAACTGGTTGGTTGACACCTTCTTCCAGCGTGAAGTCGTGACTGACGAAAAAGAACTGTTCATTGGTTCCTTGAACCTGAACAACCCCATCGCGCCCTACGTCAGTCCACTGGTTGAAGGCCGTCCGATCAAGCGCAATGACAGCCTGACCGTCCGCTCTGTGCCGTTTGCCTACGTCAAACCAAAGACCGCCTTGGAACCAGCTACCGTGGTTGATTCCGCAGTGTTGGCTCAGTTGCGTGCCGGCGGCATGACCATCAGCGGCAAAATGTCCACCAGCGACGCCTTGATGATTGCCCAAACCGCAGAAGCTGCTTTGCAACGACGCGCCATCGACAACCGAGTGGCCCTGATGGCTGCTGAAGTGTTTACTACCGGCAAAATCATTGTCGTGAGCGACGATCAACCCAAGGTTGAAATCGACTACGGCCGTGACGTGTTGGCAGCTTTCACGCCAGCGATTGCCTGGACAAACGTCGCAACCGCTACGCCTGTGACAGACTTCCAGACCATGCAAGACAAGATGTTTGCACTGACTGGCAGCTACAGCGGCAAGATCGTGATGCGTACAGCCGTCTGGAATGCGCTGATCAAAACCGACCAATTCAAGGCCGCGTTCATCACGCCAAACAACGGCATTCGCAATGTGTTGGAAAACACCACGTTCAACACTGCCGAAAACCAAGCCAACTTGAAAATGAAGTTGGACAACGGCGCTGAAATCTGGACATTCGACGGCTTCTACACCGATTCCGCTGGTGCCAAGCAGTACTACCTGCCAGCCGGCTATTGCGGCATGGTGCACAGTGCGACCGGCTTGCGCGCTTTCGGCAAGATTCAGGACATCGAAGCCAACTTCCAAGGGTTCAAGTATTACCCTAAAACATGGAAGAACCCAGATCCAAGCGTGCTGTTCCTGATGACACAATCCGCCCCGATGGTCGTGCCAGGTCACGCCAACATGGTGGTTGGTGGCGTTGGTTTCGTCTAAGGAGTAGACCATGTACAAAGCCAAACAATCCGTGGGTGAATTTTTACCCGGTCAAGAAGTCACTGGCTTGGAGGACTCTGATATTGAGCGCTTGCTCAGTATCGGTGCCATCGAAGAAGTGGATGACGAACCGGCTAAATCAGCCGAAAAAGCACCGGCTAAATCAGCCAAAAAGTGAAAAGGTAGTCAAACGTGAGCTGGAGACATACCCGAAATCGGGCCATGAATAGCATCAAGCGCGCGTTTGGCGACCCGATCATCTACCAATACGGCGAAGGCGGCACGGCCAAAATCTGTGCTGTTTTCGACAGCTACGACCAACAGGTTGGCATTGGCGCTGAAGTTGAGATAGACGGCGAACAATTCTGGTTAGGCATTGCGAAATGCGACCTGAAGCGCAAACCGAACTATCAAGACCGATTCACCTTTGACGGCGTGTTGTATGAAGTGGTCGCCCCTGTTCAGGAGCTGGCCAGCGAATGGCGGGTGCGTGCGATGCAAGTTACCGCGCCCAAGTCATTGATTCGAGCCACGATCATCTAATGCATCCACGTACCATCATTCGACACCGCGCCGGTTATGCGCTGCTTGGGGCTATCCCCGCGCTGGCTGACCGCGTGTATTTGTCACGTTCGACGGCCGTCAATGGCTCCATGATGCCGTGTGTTTTGGTTTTTACCAAGAACGAGCGCACGGTTGACCGCAAATCGAACCATGTCCGGCTGCAAGAAGTTGATTTGGTGATAGAGGTTTTCACACGCCGTGAAGCTGATTCGGGGCCGTGGAAGAAATTACCCTGGATGCCCAACGCAGGCGGTCAAAGCTTTGATGCCGACGATGTTTTAGACGAAGCCTGTCAAGCGATTGAGGTCATTTTGTATGACCTTTTTTCTGGCCGCAATGTGTTGTCGGTTGGGGTGGATCCTGAAGTCTGCATATTCACCGAATCTGTCGCTGAAATTTCGACCGATATTGAATATGCCGAACAGGGCGAGGTTCCCTACGCAAAAGCCACACTGAAAATGAGCATCCAGTATGGTCACGACTTCGCTGTTGACCCGCAAACCTGTGAGTTCTTTGGTGCGCTGGGTCATTTTGACCTGGTGGAATGCCAGCCTGATTTAGAAAACCCTGATTTGCACAACGCGCCGGATGGCACGATCGAAGCGTCGGAGCGCGTCAACATCCGCACGGAGTAGCCCTATGGCCTGTTCAAAATGCAACACACCGACCCCCCAATTTCAGAAAACAGCGCCCAAAGCGCCGGTACCACCAACACCAGCGCAGCGCCTGGTCAGCCGCACGACAAAGCCGGGATGGCCTTCGCGTGGATAGCGGACCGCATGCCGGATTGGCTCTGGCTGCGATTCGAGAAAAAAGCACAAGCGCACTATGAGCGCATCCCCGATTGCATGACCTGCCACTACTGGGCAGCGCGTATGCGGGGCTGGTTAGATTTTGTTTTCATCACTGCAGCTTTTGGGCTGCTTTTTTTATGCCTGAAAGGTCTTGCATGTATCTAGTCAAACCACAGCCCGGTCACACCGTGGCAGACCCAAAAAACGGGCGAAACATTCCCGCAGACGGCATCAAGGTTGCCGCTGAAACCCCGTACTTCGCACGCTTGAAACAAGTGGGCGCGGTCACCGTCGAAGAGTTCAACCCTGACAGCCAAGCGCCTGCAAGTGTGGCAACTGTCAAAAAATCAGAGAAAAAGGAGGCGTAAGCCATGACTATCAGCTTCAATCACATGTCGCCTCAAATCGGCGTCCCCGGTCAACACGTTGAATTCGACAACAGCCGCGCGCTGCGTGGTCTGGGTCAAATCACTTGCCGCATTCTGGTGTTCGGTCAAAAGACCCCCGCCGGTACTGCAATCGCAGACGTACCAGTTCTAGTGCAACGCGAAGACCAAGCCAACATCCTTTTTGGCGACAAGTCCATCCTGGCTGACATGATGCGCACCTTTTTCAAGGTCAATCCAGCCTTGGAAGCGTGGGTTGTGCCTCAAGCCGACAATGGCGCTGGCGTGGCTGCGACTGGCACATTTACCCTGACTGGCACCGCTACTGCAGACGGAACCTTCAGTGCACTGGTAGCTGGCCGTCGCTATCAGGTGGGCGTCTCTGTGGGCGATACCGCCGCCGCTGTTGCCACTGATCTGGCTGCTGAAATCAACGCCGATACGACCGCTACCGTGACCGCCGCTGCTGTTGGTGCTGTTGTCACTGTGACCGCCGTCAACAAAGGTGAACTGGGTAACGACATCGATCTGCGCGTCAACTACTACACGCAAAACGAGGCAACCCCTGCTGGTCTGGGCGTCGCCATCGTGCAAATGTCGGGTGGTTTGACCAATCCAGTCATTACGGCCAGCCTTGCATCTTTGGTGGGTCAGCAGTACACCGACATCGTGTTCCCGTACACCGACGATGCAAACCTTGACTTGCTCGAAGCGGATATGGCACAGCGTTGGTTGCCAATGCCCGTGGCGTCCGACCTTGGGCCCGGTCAGAACGATTCGCACGTCTGGAGCGCAAAGCGTGGTTCTGAAACCACCCTGGCAACTTACGCGCTAAACCGCAACAGCCCACACATCACCATGCTGGCCGTCGAAGGTGGCCGCACGATCAATGCCATCTACTACGGCGGTGTGCCAAATCCGACATGGCAAGTCGCAGCCGTTTATGGCGCGGTTGGCTCCTACTACAGCTGCAACAACCCAGCGACACCGTTGCAAAACCTTGAACTGACTTGCCTGTTGCCGGCCCCAGTTCAGTGCCGCTTTGCATGGTGGGAGCGCAACCGCCTGATTCTGAATCACGGCTTTGGCACCTACAGCTACACCAGTGATGACCGTTTCCTGTTGGAGCGTGCAACCACGATGTACACCAAGAATGCGAACAACTTCAACGACAAGTCCTATATGGACACCGAGACGCTGAAAACACTGTCGTTTTTGCGCCTTGATTTCCGTCGCTGGGTGTCTCAGACCTTCCCGCGCCATCGTTTGAGCGCAGACGAAACCAACTACGGCCGTGGTCGAAACATCGTCACACCGGGCTCATTCCGTCGTGACCTGATTGGTTATGCCGGTGTCTGGCACGATGCTGGCTTGATCGAGGACTTGCCACAGTTTGGCCGTGACTTGATCGTGGCAATCGACGGCTCAGACTGCAACCGCCTGAACGTCAACCTGTTCCCGAACTTGGTCAACCAGTTCCGTGTGACCGCTGCCAAGATGTCATTCATTCTCTGCTAAGTCAGAACAACCCAAACAGACCCGCCTAGTGCGGGTTTTCTCATTTCAGGAGTCTAAAAATGGCATGTCCAAACAAAGTATTGGGGCTGGTGACCATCGGTTTCGGTGGCGCATCCTTCGAGAGCCTGCCTGGTGCAGAGTTCAACCCGGGCGGTGAAAAGCGCAAACCGCTGACCACCGACCAAGGTCGCACCAAGTTTTCAACGGAATTGGTCAACTCGGAGGTCAAAGTCGACGTCCCTGTTGATGAAAATTTCAGCATTGACGCCTTCAGCGATTGCGGAACCCTGCAATTCGTGGGTGATACCGGTCAGGCGTGGATTGTTCGCAATGCCTTCTTGGTAGAGCGTCCAACCATCAAAGGCGGTGAAGGCAAGGCTTCGCTCACATTCAATGGCGACCCAGCGGAAGCGACCTAAATGTACAAACTCAGTAAAAAGGTCTTGACGCTGAAAGCTGGCGTCGAAGATTACGTTTTTGAACTGCCCATCCCTGAAGTCCTGACTTTGGGACAGGTCAAGGGCATGACGGCCAAGTTTGAAAACCCGCTGGATGCTGGTTTTGAGTTGCTGCGCATTGCCGGTGGCTTAAACAGTGCATCGTCACAAGCGGTCGTGAGTTCTGACACCGTGGGTTATTACGCGGCCATTGCACACCTGATCACACCGGCTGATTCGCACGATCTGAAACTGCCAGACAGTCCAACCAATGGCCAGATCATGCCGCTTCGCAAGATTGACCTGAACCAGACCCCCATGCTGTGGCTGTATACCGCCATCAAATCCGTGACCGGCATGGCCGCGCCGGATGTTGATGCGATGCCCCTGCCCACGGCGATGGCCGCATTTGCTGACCTGGTGGAATTGATCTACGTCCCAAAGATTGGGAGCTAGGTTGTTCGACCTTGCTGGCGCGGGGCGTTCAGCCTAGCGAAATCATCAAGATGACCTTGCTTGAAATGGAATTCTGGCTTGAACGGGTCAAAGACATTTCAGACGCAGAAAACGAAAAATAAATGGCAACCACCGTACCAGTCAATTTCACGCTGACAGCAAGCGACGCGGCAAGCACCAAACTCGCCTTGCTGAAAGCGAAAATCGAAGGCTTGACCGCGCCGGTAGACGCCATTAAATCCAAGTTTGCAGGCATGTCTCAGGCTATGAATCTGGGCGGTGTGTCTACAGCTTTGACCAATCTCAGGGCACAGTTCGCACAGTCTGCAACGATGGTTGGCGCTGGTGGCTTGGTTGCTGCTGGTGGCGTGATGGCGCTTACAACCGCGCTGATTAAAAACTCAGTTGCGACTGCAGCGGCGATGGATGACTTGGCAGACCTTAGCCAAAAATACAAAGTCAGCCTTCCTGCTCTAGAAACATACAAGGCTCTGGGCGATGAAATCGGCGTAAGCGTTGAAGGCGTGGCTAAAGCGCATGGATTTTTGGCGCAAAAACTTGTTGAAGCATCTTCTGGCGAAAAAGGTGCGGTTGCCATGCTTAAGGGCGTTGGCATTGACAAAGTTGGTTTAAATAAATCAGCAGAGTCTGTGTTTATTGAGATTGCCGAAGTGTTCAATAAATCGAATAAAGATTCTGATGATCTTTTAAAAATTGACTTTGCTAAAAAAGTATTTGGGAAAGCTGGAATTGATATTATTCCGCTACTTGAAGCGGGGCCGGAGGTGTTTAAAAAATCGTTAATCGATTTGCAAACAACAGGGAGAAGCTTCTCTGCTGCGCAATATGCAGCCGCAGGCGCAGCTGATTCGGCATGGAAGCGCTCCATGGGGATCATGAAGGGATTGCAGTTTGAAATCGGTTTAGCCACATTGCCAGCGGTGCATGCCTTGTCGGATGCAATCGATAAGGCTTTCCTTGGCGAAGGTCGCGGAAAACTTATCGAAATATTCAAGCAACTGGGCGACAAACTGGCAATCCTGCTGCCTCAGATGCTCGAAAAGCTACCAAAAGTCGCTGATTCCATCGCAAACATCACCGGCAAGGTGTTGGCGTTTGGCAACTTGGTCGGATGGGAAAACCTGATGCTGGGTGGTTTTGTGATGCTGGCATCGCCATTCATCATGAGCGCTGCGGGGTTGGTTCTGGCGCTGGCCAAGGTGGGCGTGGCTGTGGGCGTTGTTGCCTTCAATGCGGCGGCGCAATTGGTGCCAGCTTTGATCGCCACCGCCTTGCAGTTCACTAAAAATATTGCGCTGGCATGGGCATTCGGTGGGCCGCTCGGGGTATTGCGTCAACTGTTCGCCATGACTGCCATCGGTGCTGTATCGGCATCGGGTGGATTGAGTGCGCTCAGTGTTGCTTTCATGGGTGCCATGCGTTCCGTGCTGGCGTTCAGCGCGGCCTTGCTGACGAATCCTGTGACTTGGGTGGTTCTGGCCATCGCTGGCGCTGCGTACCTGATTTATGACAACTGGGGCGGCATCAGCAGCTTCTTTGGTGGGCTGTGGGACGGCATCGTTCAAGGCGTCGCGCCTGTGATGTCAGTTTTAGAGGGTTTGGCTGTGCCATTTCAGGCATTGGCACCGGTTGTGACTTGGATTAAAGGCGTGTTTTCTGACTTCTTTTCGTCTGGCTCCAAGGGTGCGCAGGACTGGAGCAACGCGGGTCAATTGGCCGGCGGCATCATTGCTGGCGTATTCAAGGGCTTGCTGACACCCATCACGCTGGTGCTTGATGCGATCTTGACCGTCAACAGTGCTTTTGACGTGTTGGCTGGCAGAAAAGCAAGCCTTGAGGTTTCTACGCTGACTAAAAACCTGTGGACTGAAGCGCCCGCAAATCCAGTCGCAAAAGCCCAATTGGCAGCGGCTGCAAAACAAGAGGCAACCACACCAGCCGTTCAAGCGGCGGTGGCCGCACAGCAGACGCGCGTGACCTTTGATGGGCAAATCAAAATTCACGTCACATCCGACGGGAAACCGCAAGTCAAAGAAGCAACGACCGGCATGTCCGGCGTCAAGATGAATGTGTCCAACGGTTTAATGAATGTGGGCTAAACAATGACATGGCGTGACAATCTACGCGAAGCCAGCTTTCGCGGTGCCGTGTTCTATGTGGACACCAGCTCGGGGCAGTTTGGGCGCAGGAAACAGGTGCATGAATTCCCGCAGCGCGACAAGAATTACACCGAAGACCTTGGCCGAAAAGCGCGGATGATCGACTTCACGGGCTACGTGATTGCCGATACTCTGAACGCATTCGACCACTGGCCAGCGCGTGATGCGGTGATTGCCGCATGCGAAGAATTTGGAGCCGGCACGCTGGTTCACCCGTATTTTGGTGAAATGGAAGGCTATCTGGATGTCACGGTAGACGAACATTCAGAAGCGGACGGCGGCAAGGCTGTATTTAAATTTCACTTTGTCGAAGGCGGTGAATTCGAGTTTGCATCCGACATTGACACCTACGGCCGCACCAGCTACGACACTGAGCAAGTTTATGAGTCGTTGGGCTTAGAGTTCTCAAAAGAGTACCTGACCACCGATGTGCAGGGCTTTGTTGTAGCCGATGCGCTGGCCGCGTTCAAGCAATTGGCTGGGAGCTTGGCAGGCGGTGGCATGCGCATCAGCAAACCTGAAGAATGGCGTACAGCCATGAACACGCTTGAATTTGCGGGTTCCAATGGTGCCATTTATGACGGTGCCATGATGGCCGCTGCGGTCATCACCGTGATTCGAGCGAGCGACAGTGTGGACAGCCTGCACAATTTCAGCCGTCCAACCGTGCCAGCGATTCAAACCGTGGGGCGCGCGACGCAATCGAATAATCAGGATGCCATTGTCAACCTGGTGAAAACGGCGGCTGCGGCGCGGCGCGCGGAATTGGCTATCAATCTGTCGACTTTCAGCCAGCGTGCTGGCGTTGATTCTGTGAGCATGCGTGGTGTCCCAAAGTGGGTCAGCCGCAGCGACTTGGGGCAAGAGCGCGGCTATGTGGCTGGTGTGTTATCGGACGAACTCAAGGAATTGAGCGCCCTGAAAATCTACCCGGTCACACAAGCCAAGTTGCAGGCCGTCAAAACGTCGATTGTTCAGCACCTGACAAAGCTGGGCGAACACCTGGCACGGACAACGACCGTGAGCTACCAAACATCCATGCCAGCCGTGAGGGTGGCGTACCAGCATTACGGGTTGTTGCGTGATGACGAAATCGTGGCGCGAAACCGCATCGTCAACCCGCTATTTATCCCAATGCATTCAAACATCGAACTGTTGACACAATGACCGACGACCGCGAACAAAACAAGGTCACGCTCAGAATCAATGGGACAGACTATTGGGGCTGGAAATCAGCCTCTACGCTGAATGCGCTGGAATGTATCACCAACAGCTTCAATGTCAGTGTCAGCGACCGCTGGCCAGGCATGGAAGATGCATGGACGATCACCAAAGGCGACGCCTGCGAAGTGCTGATCGGCACTGATTTGGTGCTGACCGGCTATATCGAGAAGGTTCACGTCAAGTTTGATTCCAAATCGCACACCATCACCGTGACAGGGCGGGGTAAAACCTGCGATCTGGTGGATTGTTCAGCGGCACCGCAAGAATGGGTCGAAGTGGACATGAACGGCATCACCGCCGAGATCATCGCGCCGTTTGGACTTGGTTTGGTCGAAGAAGTCAAAACCGACATTCTGAACAAATACGCGATTAATGTGGGTGATACCTGCCACTGTGCCATTGAAAAAATGGCGAATATGCAGGGTGTTTTGGTGATTACCAATGAGTTGGGCGACCTGGTGATTACCCGCGCCGGCCTGTCTGGTGAAGCCGACGACATGCTGGTTTTGGGTGGCAACCTGCTAGAAGCCGAGCTGGATGATGACGCGACGCACCTTTTCAGCGAAATCAAGGTGAAGGGGCAAGCCAACACGTCAACTGTTGCAAAGACACAGGATCCGTATGAAACGACGGTGCTTTCCCGCACCGGTATTGCAAACGACGGGTCAGGCCATCCACCGATTGATCGGTTCAGGCCCCTGATTATCGTCACTGAAGAACAAGCACTCGAGGCTGATTGTGCTTTTCGCGCCGGCTGGGAGGCCAGCACCCGCACCGCAAAAGGCAAAAAACTTGTGTGCAAAGTGCAGGGATGGCGTCAAACGACCGGCGTGCTGTGGAAGTTAAACACGCTGGTTCGTGTGGACTGCCCATGGTCGCGAACTGAAGAACAGTGGCTGATCAGCTCAGTCAATCACAAGATTGGCGACAAAGAGGGGTCAACGACAGACCTGATCTTGTTCAAACCAGAGGCATTCCAAGTGTTGCCATCGATTCCAGCGGCCAAAGCGCCCAAGAAGCAACCGCAATTGAGCGGTGTTGCTGCAAAACAATTGAGCGGAGTGGCTAAAAAATGACCCCAAGCGACTTTGCAAAATTCACGGCTGAGACGAAAACCCGCGTCAAGGGCATGATTCGCCGTCTGGTGCGCAAAGACATCTATCCAGACCTGCCAGGTCAGGAGCATCTTGTCGAAGTGCTGGAAGACGAACTACACGACAACGTGGAAACCGCCGAAAGCTACGGCCACACCGCGGTACCACCTGATGACATCGTAGAAGGCATCGCGGCTTTTCTGGGTGGAAACTCAGATCACGGCATGATTTTGGCTTGGCTGGATAAAACCTACCGGCCTACCGACTTAGGACCGGGCGAACTGTGCACCTACACCATTTGGCAGCATGAACTTCGCTTTATAGAGGGGTATCTGTATCTCAGACACCCAGACGGGCACGAAATCGAAATGAATGCCGACGAGGTGATTGTCAAACACAATTCCGGCCATCTCATCACGATGAAGCCTGGCATTGTCGAAGTCAAACACAGCGAGTTGCACAAGTTCATTTTGGAGCCTGACCGCATCGCGCGGGTAGAGGCAGACGAATTCATAGTTGACGCGAAATTTACCGTGAATGGAAACGCCGACTTTACAGGCGCGACTGTTCGACACGGCACAAAAAACATCGGAAAAACACATACACATGGCGGCGTATCGGTGGGCACAGCAGACTCCGACGTACCGAACCCCTAAAAAATGGACTTAAAACTGAACATGGGCTGCGACATGCCCTACTGTGCTGACCTGTCCGTTTTATGTGGCGACCTCGAAACCGGCAATGAAATAGTGACCGCAGCGGTCATCTGCCTGTTCACCAACCGCCGCGCGCGGGATGATGACAACTTGCCTGATCCTGGCAGTCAGGACAAGCGGGGCTGGTGGGGTAGTGAATTACTGGGCTTCGATTTTGGCTCACGGCTTTGGCTTTTAGAGCGTTCAAGAAATACGCGGCAAGCAGTTTTATCAGCCCGTGACTACTGCAAAGAAGCGCTGCAAACGCTGGTTGATTTCAAAATTTGCAACAAATTCAGTGTTGACGTTGACGCGCATTGCCCGGACACGCTGGCACTTCACATCACTCTGTACGAACCTTGCGGAAAAGTGCAAGGCTGGCAATTTCAATACGCATGGCGCATTTCCAAGATGGAAAGCTGCGCACCCATCCCTAACCACTGCTAAAAAATGCCATTTTTCAGACCAACACGACAAGAGCTATTTGAGCAAGGCGCGAACGAAATCAACGCTTTGGTTCCCAATGGCGACGCACGGCTACCGTTTGGCATTCTGAACGTCTTTGCTGTCATTTGGGCGGGGCTGACCGACGGCTTGCATCAGGTACTGGTATATTTGTCTCGCCAGTTCTTTGCGCACTTGGCAGACACGGAATACCTCGAGCTGATCGGAATTGATTACGCCATCTACCGCAAGGCAGCGGCTAAAGCAGGCGGTTATGTCACGGTCACGGGAACCGCTGGGTCAATCGTTCCTGTAGGCACAGTCCTACGACGGGTTGACGGCGTTCGCTATGTGGCGACCGGCGGTATCACCATACCTCCGCTTGGCGTGGCGACCTTGCAAGTTCTGGCTGAAAAAGTCGGTCTGATTGGTAACAGCGCAGCGGCTACGATTTTGAAGCCAACCAGCCCATTGGCAGGAGTGACAAGTATCGTCGTTTCAGTCGGTACATTGGCCGGCGGCACGGAAACGGAAACAGACGAAGAGCTGCGAGCTCGGATTCTGTACCGCCGTCGCAATCCACCAGGTGCCGGAACCCGCTCGGATTGGAGCCGCTGGGCGCTCGAGCTTCCTGGTGCAACCCGTGTTTGGGTAACGTCGGTACCATACGGCTACGGCACGGTTCGCGTGATGTTTGCCATGGACAACAATGGCACGATACCTTCAGCGCAGAGCTTGCTCGACATGGCCGCGCACTTGGAGCAATACACGCCCATGGGTTCAGAGTTGTTTGTTGAACCAACCGTATTTCTACCCGTCAACTTCACGATTCACGACCTGCCCAATGGCGACCCAGCCATTCGCCAAGCGATCACCAACGAACTGACAGACCTGCTTTACCGAGAAGGTGGGCCAGGTCAAACAATCCCGATTTCACACATCACGGAGGCGATCAGCGGTGCATCTGGCGAATATGACCATGTGCTGACAGTTCCATCCGCTCCGATTGTGGTGCCATACAACGGCATCGCCGCCCTTGGCACGATTACTTGGGTTTAAAGCATGGCAAACGAAAACTGCGAAACCGTCATAGACGGTAGCGGGTGCCATCCTGTCAACGCCACGGCCGGCCGCATGTGCGGCTACTTGCCAGAGGACTATGCAGAGGCGGCGCTCAAATTAGAGCCGTTCGGGTTGGCTTGGTGCAAGGAATTCGGAACCATCAAAGCGGCAATTTACCGTGCCTTTGGTGGTTTGCTGGCCTATGTTGACGAGCGCATCTGTGCTTTGGTTAAAGAATCTCGCCCCTGTGCGACTGATGAAATGCTCCCTGAATGGGAGGTTGAATTTGGCCTGCCAAGCGACTGCATGCGCGGCATATATCCGACCGACATTGAGGGTCGCAAGCGTGCTGTATGCGCTGCGTACTTAGGGCAGGGTATCCAGACACTGCCACAAATGCAGGCGTTTCTAAGAAATGCGCTGGATTGTCCACATCTGGTGCTTGAAATCAACCACGACGCCGGCCTGATAAATCACGTTTGTGTCTACAACATCAGTGCGACGGACATCAATTACGTTCACAACGTCGTCGGCGGTTACGGCGAACTTTGCGGTGTCTATGGCAGCTCCGCTGGCCAGCCGCTGCAGATTTGCGATCCAGACCAAGTGTTTGGCCCGTATTGCTCGATTGTTTGGCACAACGTCGTGGGTGGATGGTATGGCGGTGTCGGTCAGCCCCTGATGGTTGGCCGCGAAAAGTGGCAGCTACTGATTTGTTTGATGGACAAGCATCTACCGGCACATGTGCGCTGGGAAGTTTGCAACTAAGAAAGAGGAATCATGGATTTAATCACGCACGTACCTGGAATCACCAATTCAGCCGCATTCACGCCGGGCGCAAATACGCCATCGCCGTGGAACACAAGCCACACTGGATTGACCGATGGCACCAGCCCAAACAACGCCACGAAAAACATGGCGGAAATCTATAACCGATTGCTGCTTGAACGTGCGGCCATCATTCAGGATGCGGGGCTTGTAATTGACTATAACAATTGGACGCAGATGACCACTGCAATCCGATTACTTGGAGTAGGTCACGGTGGGTCATGTCCAGTGACGGGGCCGGCCAACCCGCCGACAGCTGCAGCGCCTTACACCCGCTATACATCGGTCACACCCTATTTTGAAGAGTGGGCGTGGAACGGTGTTGCATGGGGTGTGGTCTCAAAAGATTACCGATATTCAGCATTTCAGCCTAGCGTGAATATCACTGCAGGTGCAACTGTCACGCTAATTAGCGCGGTAGTTCCACGCAGCGGAAGGATCTATGCATCTGGCGTCGTCTGTGGCCTGAGTAATTCAGCAAGTCTGAATGCCCTTGTTTCAAATTTGAAGCTGACCCGATTGGGCGTCCCGACGACGCTAGCAGACAGTCAGTCAAAGGATGACGCGAACGCCAACGGCCAATACGTGCTGACCAGGCCGCAGGCTCCCATTGACGTGTTGGCTGGGGACACTATTTCAACCATCGCTACAACAACAGGTGGCACATTGCTCAGTGCTGCGAACGGCAACGCGATCTATTACCAATACGTCTAAGGTACAAAATGGCAAAAAACGTATATGATTTCATGTCTCGCGAAGAGCGTAGTGACTTTAACTGCGACTCAACCTTAGACCACACACCCACAATTCTCCGTGCGATGGACTCGATGCCAAAGGGCGGCATACTGGATTACCCCGCTGGAACGATCAATGTCACCGGAGAGATCGTCACTAGCATCAGCGGGTTCACACACCGTGGCGAAGGAAAAGAAGCAACGAAGATCGTCCAAAAATCTAAGACATCTGATTCGTTCGTTTTCAACTCGACTCAGTATTCCGGCACGAAAGGGATGACCATATCCAACGCATCCAAACCAACGGGCGGTTGGGCTGTGCGGTTCCGGAAAACAGGCCAGTACGGCTGTTTTTTCTCTTTCGCTGAGGACCTTTTACTCCAAGACGGCTTTAACGGCGTCGACATAAGTTCGTCCACAGAGTCCCGCGTTAACAAAATCCACCTTCGACGCCCATATGGAACAAATGGCGTGAAGATTGGCGGAACCAACTACGGTGACAGCGGGTCGTTCCGAGCTGTTTTGGAAGACATCGTAGGCGACACGGTGGACAACGGCAACAAGGGCATTGTTTGGTACAACCAAGACAGCTATTCATACTCGCTGGTTATCAACAAGTGTACTGGCCTGAACGGCGGAAAACTGTTTACCCAAACCGACACAGAAAACAAACCAGACTCGGCACCCATGTGGTGCTATGCATGGGACTTCGAGGGGGACCACAACCATAACAACAGCATCGAACTGATTGCGGGCGAAGGTTTTGTTATGAGCGGGTCATGGATTGGCTCATCCATCCGGGGCGGTGGCATTGTGGTTGCGGGAAGCCACAAGGGTGAAATTGACGTATCAACCACCCGCATCATGGGCAACTATCACAACGGGATATTGGTACAAGGTGGGCCGGTCGAAGTAAGCATTCACGACAATCAGATCGGAGCCAATAGCCAAATTGGTGCTGGGCAGTGTCACGGCGTCATCATGGGTTCAAACGCTGCACGATTCCGCATCCGAGACAACCGCATTGGAAGTCTTGCGGTGGGTGGTGCAACTCAAGGCTATGGCGTCTTCGTGATGGGCGGGGCATCGTCCGACTACCACATCACCGGCAACAGCGTGAGCGGCAACCTCTTGGGTGGCGTGATGAACGGAGCGCCAAGCCCGACCGGCGTGGTCAGCGGGAATATTTGATAGTAATTGCTCTGTTATTAAGCGTGCCCTGATGGGCTTTTTTTTCGTCTATACATAGGTAAAACCCCATGACTGACTGCTGCGAATCCGCGCAAACCCACATCATAGGGAGCGCTTTTAGCCTTGTTTTGGTCGGTGGTGCGGCTCCTGAATCGCCCTTAAACGAGGGCGGCGTCCCTGTGGTGAATACCAGCGAGTGGGGCGTGGCGCTCGGACTGGTGCCCGTTTCTGGCGCCATCATCATGGTAGACGGAACTTGGGTGAGCCCCATCGCGCCGCACAGCATGAAGTTTGAGCAAGCCGATACCAGCGTCTGGCCGCGTGGTTCGTATGGACTGCGATTGTTCTACACAGCTCCATTGCCAGACGGTCGCGTTTTCAAACAAGACACCGACATGATGTTGGAGGTCAAACGATGAACTTCGCGGCTGGCGCTTACACCGGGCCGCGCGCCGTCACCTTCACGGCTACCCATGAAAACGGCACATCTCAGGTCGTGCGGTCGGGTTCGGCTGGTACGTTGCAGGCTGTGGCTGTGCATATGGGGCTGCGGGGTGAGCCTGGGCCAGTCGGCCCAACTGGTCTTCAAGGACCGCCGGGCGTTCAAGGTGTTCAAGGTGTTCAAGGTGTTCAAGGTGTTCAAGGCCCACAAGGCCCACAAGGCCCACAAGGCGAAAAGGGTGACGTCGGCCCCATGACTTTCGCCATCCAAACCACCGCGCCAGACTTCGGCGGACTTCCCGGCTTGTGGATACAGACCGGGCTAGGCACATCAGGAACCGATACAACTTTTTGGATTGAGGATGGACTATGACTATGCGAAATGCTTTTGGCAATCTTGCCACCGACACCACTGTTGACGAGGGCTTAACACTCCTCAGACGCATGTTGGCTTTACTCAAACCGCTCGGCGTTGTCACGGGCGCGCAGAGCAACCGCTTGTCGGTAGATGTTCAAAACGTCGCATTGGTCGGCAGTATCACATCCATCAACACAGTCTCCGTAGTCTCAACGGTTGGCAACCAGAACAACATGGGCGGTGTGAGCGCTTTTGACCTCATGAAAGCCATGAGCCGCACCGGCTACAACACCGGCCCCCGCGCCAACATTACATAAGGACACCCATGCCAAACAACAACAAGCAAATGGTTGATCTACCTTATTTCGAGCTTTGCAACCAAGCACCAAGCGCATCATCTTCAATCGGCTGCATGACGACCGCCGAAGAGGGTAATGACCGATATATTTACATGATCACGGGCGCTCTTTTTTATCGCTATGACACATTCGCGGATACCTGGCAGCAGCTAGCCTCCCCCAATATCACGCCAGCAGGGACATCATCACTGCGCTACACCCGCCGCCGTGGGTATCACGCCTATGTTTTGTCGGCCACGTCAACAACTATCACTATGGCGGCCCCTCGCGGCGCGAGCCTGAACGGCGAAACCTTGCGTGTCTTGGCTGGTGCGGGCGCTGGGCAGGAGCGCGTTTTGTCGCTGTTGTCCGAGGCTGTGCATGACGCGGGCACATTCACAACGGCTTCTTCCTCTGGACCATCTGACAGTACAAAAAAATGGCGAATCAACCAGTGGGCAGGCTACATGCTGGCCGTCACAATGGGGCCAGCCCTCCCACAATACAAGCGCATCGTCGCAAACGATGCAACCACGCTGTATGTGCAAGTTGTCGGCCTTGAACCACATGAACCGTGGGCTAACCAGCCCTTTGCAACTATTGCGCCCTACGCGCTGCCAGCGGTTGTCGGCGCGCAGTATCAAATTATGTCGTCCACCTTCGCTGTAAATGCATGGGCAACCTTACCCGCCGAGCGTGATTTTTGCACGGCCTTGAGCGGCGGCATTTACCTACAAAGTGGCCTCCTGGCTGCGCCGTTTCTGTCGATGCAATACTACGATGTTGCCGCCGACATATGGCAAACTAAAACCGTGCCCCAAGGGTTACAGGCCGCCGCCATTGCGCTTGATTCCGGTATTGAGCGCACAGCCAAGACTGGCGCTGTGTATGTGACAGGTACTGCCACAAGCACAGCGCAGCGCACACTGACAGACGCCGCACTAAATCTTGAATCAGGCCGCTATGCCAATCATCGCGTGCTGATTACGGGCGGCACTGGGGCAGGGCAAAGCCGCCGAATCGTGACAAATACGGCGACCACGTTCACTGTCCCACGCAACTGGGATGTCCAGCCCAATGCAACCAGCACTTATGAGGTTTGGCCTGATTTTGACCGGGTGTACTTCTCCGGCTCAGGCAACGCATCCATGCTCGCCTACAGCCCTGAAAATGACTTTTGGATGCAGGGGCAGTCGTTTGATGATGGCGTGACATCTACGATCACCTGCACATTGGCCAGTGAAATGCCCGTAGGCGTATCAACTGGTGTGCGTATTGCTGCAGGCATTCGCAGCATCAATGCCGTGCCTACTGCGGGCGGGGCAAACTATATTTTGGGCGACGTGCTGACTTGTACTGTGGGCGGCATCGGCGCACAAGTGCGGGTCACAAGCGTGGGCGCTGGTGGGTCTGTGACGGGTCTTGAGCTGCACAACGCTGGCACCGGCACGGGCTACGCAATCGGCACGGGCCGTGCCACCACGGGCAGCACCGGCACAGGTTGCACTTTTGAGATAACCACAGTTGGTGCAACCGCGCTCATCAGCACAAGCACGCTTAATAAGTTCAAGCTTGGCCATACTGTCACCTTCGCAGGATGCACCGAAGCCGCCTGGAACGCGGCCCACGTCATTATTGGCGTCAGCACGACGAGCATGTTTTCAGTCGCCGTGTCAGCAACCGCGAACATGGCATCGGCCCAAATCCAGTCAACCACACTCATCGTGGATGCGTCAAAAAACTGGATCGTTAATGAGCACGTCGGGCGTTTGGTGCACCTCATGGTTTCCGGCACATCTCCAACGTCTCAGGTTCGATGGATTGTGTCGAACACCGCAAACACGCTGACCGTTGCCACCATCACCGCCGCCGCGAACGGCACCAGCAAATATGCTATTTACGATAGCAAAATTTTTGGCATTGACGACCAGCGAAAAGAACAGGGCATGGGCGGGTGGGGTTTTGCCACAGGCGGCAGCACGACAACATTGGTTGATTCCAACAAAAATTGGGATATAAATGTGTGGGCCGGTTACTCATTCAAGATTGAGGCCGGTCCGGGCTATGGCTCTGGCCGCATCACGGTGATTAGCAACACCGCCAATTCACTGACCTACGCAACTCAAACTTTTACGCCCACGGACGACACCTTCTATGAAATTGCCGACGCGTGGGGTCTTGCCACGTCGGGCGGTTTAAATACCATCACCGATACAACTAAAAAATGGGCATCAAACCAGTGGATCAACAAAAGAGTAAGGTTCACGGGTGGCATGCCTGGCATGTCAGTTTTTGAGAATACGGTCACGGGAAACACGCTCAATTTATTAAGTGTTCCCATTGGCACAGGAACAACAGACGCCACCAGCACTTATGCTATTTTGAGCATTCCGCCCCGAGGCACTGGCACGGCACTCTTGTGGGTGTGGGGCGCAACCGACCCTAAAAAGCGAGGTCGCTACATGTACTCACCTCGCGGCGGGGCCAGCACCGCCATCGATGTCTATGACATCGTGACGCAACGCTGGGCGATCGGCTGGAACTATCGCGGCAGTACCGAGCTTTTCACCACCGGATCAAGTTACACCTACAACGGCGCAGACAGCTTGTTTTTATCACGTTCCGCGGTCAACGGGCCCATCAGGATATTTCTCTACAACATCAACATCGACAGAATGGATGGGCTGGCTACGACCACCGTGCTTCAAAACGCGGTGCATATCGGAAATTATATGGAGACTGTCGACAGTCCCGATGGCTACCAATACCTCTACACGCTACAAAACTCGGGCACGCTTTTGATGCGTGCGCTTATTTCGTAATCGCACGTCCCTGTAATTGCACAACTGGTATTTAAAACATGACACCTGACGAACAAGAGCAATTTATTGATGCTGTGGCAGCGGCTGTGGCAGCGGCTGTGGCTGTTGATAAGGCAACAATGTACCCGCCCGAGCATGAAAGATGGGTGGAGCTTGCTATCAAAAAGCAAGCGCAATCAATAGCTTTTAGGCAATCCGTGATCGAAAAATCGCTGACCGGCTTGATCTGGGCGGCAGTCATTGGATTGGGCATTATTTTGCGCGAGTGGCTAAACGCACACGGTTTAAAAATATGAAAGGGAATGATATGAAGCTGGTTGACAACACAAAAGAAGTCTGGAGTCACTACAGCACGTCTATGCTGCTGTTTGTGGCAGGCGCGCAGGGCGTGTGGGTGACGATGCCAGAGGCATGGCTCAAGGCCTACCCTGACTGGGTCGCCCCGATGATGTCCTATGTCACGGGTGCGGCTGCGCTGTTGGGCTTGCTGGGGAAATTTATCAAGCAAGCCCTGCCGTCTGACGCCGCCAAACCAGCGGACGCGCCTGCCCCCACCCCATGACCCCCTCCCAACTAGCCCAAGCCACGGGCGCACCACTTGATCGCGCCACGCGCTGGCTACCGTACATCAGCGCTGCCATGTCTGAATATGGTATCGACACGCCTGAACGAAAGGCGATGTTTTTGTCGCAGATCGGGCATGAGTCAGGCAGTCTGAAATTTGTTGAAGAAATATGGGGCCCGACAGCCGCACAAAAAAGCTATGAAGGCCGCGTCAATCTTGGCAACACCGTGGCGGGCGACGGCTACCGCTACCGTGGGCGTGGGCTTGTGCAGACAACTGGACGCTTCAACTATCAAAAAACAGGCGATGCGCTGGGGTTGGACCTGATCAGCTACCCCGAGCTGCTGCAGGAGCCCACCCACGCCAGCCGTAGTGCAGCGTGGTATTGGCAATCGCATGGGCTCAACCGCTTTGCCGACGCTGGCGACAACGTGGGTTGCACCCGCCGCATCAATGGTGGCGTGAATGGCTTGGACGAGCGAAACAAGCGCTTCGCTGCGGCCAAGTTGGCGCTGGTGAACGATGCGCCAGACACCCCCGTGCAAACGTCTGCACAGCCCGTAGCCCTTGATGGTTTCGGCGCTTTTTTGTTGGGCTTGGTACAGATGTTTTTAAGGAAAAAGCCATGATGATCAAAGACTTGAACGCCTTGGCTGGCCCCAGCCGCGAGGACTGGCGCTTCCCGCTCGTTTCGCGTTTTAAATCGCGTTTTAGAGACTGGATGATCGCTTTTTGCGCGGCGGCGTTGCTGATCACAGCGGCGCTGTACGGGCTTTATTTGTACAAGGGCCCCGCGCCCGTGGTGGACACCAAGCCCGCCGTCGCAGTGGGTGCTGTCACTCCATCTGCGCCGACCATTTTGCCAACGCCAACAAAAAGGTTTACACCCAAACCAGCGCCGAAAATAGCTATCAATATTATAGCTGATAAGGCAATAAATACGAGCGATATAGGCGAAAAACTCACTACTATGACCCCGCCAGTTATTACCAGACCCCTCACCCCTGCAGAACAGGACTTTGCCAACCGCCTTGCACTTTTTGAAAGCAAAATACCATGAAAACACTTTTCGCCATCGTCGCCTGCATTGCAGCTTTATTGATGACCGGATGCGCGGGCATGGGGGGCAATGATGCCTATGCCGCCGCCCACAAATCCGCTGCTGACAGCCGCACAGCTGAGTCAAACAACCGCGCCAAGGCTGAGAGCGACCGCGCATTGGCTGCTGCCAGCATGGCCAAGCAGTGCAAAGAAGATGTGTGCCGCGCGCTTGGCTTCATGACTCTGATGCAATTGGGTGGCACGGCACAGGCTGCAGCGCCTACGCCTACGCCAGCGCCCGTGATTGCGCCGCCAGTCAATGAGGCGGTCGAAGTGTTCAAAGACATCACAAAAACCGCGCTGGGGCTGTATGGCATTCGCGTGGGTGGAGCGATTAGCCTCGTCAACGCCACCCGTGGCGCGGCGAACACTGACACGGCAGGCGCGGGGTTGAAGGCGCTGGATATTTATAACACGACCACAGCTACAGCAAAATGATCGTCCAACTGCTAGCCCTGTTCAATCCGCTGAGCTGGCTGCAAAAGCTGGCCAGCATCGCCGCGTCGCTGCTGATTGTGTTTTTGCTCGGCTGGTGGTTCTGGTCTGCCCTGGGTAACCACTTCACCGAGAAGCAGGACGCCGAGTATGCGCGGGTGGAGCAGGTCGCCCGCGCCGCCAAACAACAGCGCGAAGCTGAAAATGAAGCTAAAACAAAAAAGGCTGAAAGTGAAAAAATCAAACAACTTGAAATCATTGCTGCCGATGCTGTGCGCCTGCGCGCTGCCAATAAGCGGCTGCAAAACGATCTACGTGCCGGAGCCACCGCCGAGACAGACCTCACCGCCTGCGTACAGCGAGCCCGTGCCCTCGATCACGTACAGCAGGCAGTACGAGGCTTTGCTGAACGCGTTGTCACAGCCTCAGACAAGCATGTCGCCGACAAAGTAGCGTGTACGGCGCAATGGCCGCAATGAGGGTCTGGTCTGCAAACTTGCTGGCCCCCAGCGGGGTACTGTATTCCGTGCGTTGGATCGGCACGGACGAAGAGCTACAAAGCTGGCAGGCGCTGGGCTTTGTGCCAATGAGCGCCGAAAAGGTGCTCGGCATTGATGTTTTGACCGAGGCCGCACTTGGAAAGTTGGCGTTTGCGCTGCTACCGGTCTCGGGGCGAGTGTGAACAATTAGAAGTTATTGCGACAATACAACTCGTTTTAAGTGCTTTTATTCAGAAGTTAATGCGAAAATCTCTTCTAATTCAGGTACGTCACCAGTGAATCCTGCTCGCTCTAGCAGTTGCCATCCGAGCGCCCTTGTAGCCTCAGTTACGCGCAAAATATCTGCATCGCTGAGACTTGAACATGATGAGTAAACATCACACTCTAAAAGTCTTAGTCCACTTAACGCCGTGGCGATTTTTTTTGCTTGTTGCTTATTCATAAATAGTCGCATTAACTTCTAAACTGTCGCAATAACTTCTAATTGTTCACAGCGAGTGTTGATGTAAGACTAGGGTTTAGTTTTTGTGTGCCCGTTCCAACCGGACGCGATAAATCCAGCCGTCGCCAGCATCGCGGCAGATCGCCCGCAGGCGCTTCAGCGCTTCTTCAAGGCCCCCCCCAGCCCCTACTGTGTCCAAGTCTGCCCGCAGTTTGTCAAGCACGGCCTGCCTTGCACCGTGATGCGTCAAGGTCGTCCAATGGGTCACCCCTGGTGCATTGGCGTGTCCTGGTGCGATTTTGGCGGGGTCACGGCGGTCAATTTGCAGCCCTTGGCCGTTGGGCGCGAGCCAACACTCCCCAGCTGGGGAGTAGCCTTGCGCCTCCAGCGCCAGCGCCCGTGCTTCGGATATGACCCCGCTCGGCCGTGGCTCCAGCCGGTACTCCAGCTGGGTGGGGTGGTGCGTGGCCAGCCCTGCGGGCATGTCAAAAGTCCAGTCGTCTGCACGCGCTTTCTTGCGCTTGGGCTTGGTCATGCTGCGCCTGTAGCGATACGCCAGTGCTTTTGGTTGCCGCCTACGATGGCCAAAAGCTCACGGCGTATGGCCTTTGAGCTGCTGGCATCTTGGGTGGCCACCAGTCGAACGGCGCGGATGGTGCCGGCTGGTACTTTCTCTTTGTTGTGATCCCCGCCACAGCCATTGCCCTTGGCAACCAGGCGTTGAGAGGTGCTGATGAGTGCAAGGGCAGGCCGCCCCTGCACAGCGTTTTCAATAAAATTGAGGTTTGAGCTGTGCATGGTTTTTCTCCTTATTTTGCCAAAGCGACTTGCCACTGAGCCAAAAACCAGAGGCGGTTGGCTGTCACGGTGAATTCTGACTGTTCGCTGGCTGATTTGCGCACTGCCAATTCGCTGGCGTGGGCTTCGATCCAAGCTTCGCCCTTGTCAGCAACTTGATTTGCAATTTTGCAAGCGAAGTCATGGGCTTTTTGGCTGGAGGCTGAGGCAATCAACTCTTTTGCAATTGTGTCGAAGTTTTTGAATGTTGTCATGATGGTTCCTTTTTGAAACACCCCTTTCGGAGGGGTTACCGATGGCTGCTTGTTTGCTGCCATGTGTTTATTATATAATAAATAAAAGCCTTTGCAAGCTATTTTAAAATTATTTTCTAAGTAGTTTCCCTAGGTGTTGTTTGGGGGTTGTTTTTCGCCCAATACTCAAGCGCCAAGCGCACGGCCACACTGCGTTGGTGGTGGATGCGGTCGGCAATATCTAGCTGTTCCTGGTACATGGCCAGCATGACCCGCTTGAAGCCGCCTGTGCCTGCCCCTACGGTTGGCCGCCCGCGTGGGCGTTTGGTTTTGTCGGATTCTTCGGGTGCTTTCATTTGTTCGGCTGGCATATTCACCGCTGGGCGGTTGCCCGCCCAGCTCTCAGTTAGGTTTATTTACTCATAGGGCGTTGGTCGATAATAGGCCCGCGCAACTCTTCGCTCATTTGAATCAAGCCCGTAGCCAATTGGGCTATTTTATCGGCCACTTTGTCACGGGTGATGACGTCAAAAACTTCGTTCAACATGGCTAGCAATTCGTTGGGCTTGTCCATCGAATCAGCCACGCGCCCAAGGCTGGTAGACGCACCACGGAGCAAGTCCGCAGTTGTCATCACTTGTTGGCCGTGAAGGTAGTGGTTCATTTTAATCATTGACATGATGAAAGTTCCTTAAAGAACACCCCTAGCGGAGGGGCTACCGATACACACTAATTTGTGTGCATGTATTTATTATACAACAAATAAAGACAAATACAAATATTATTCAATAAATACCTTTGGCGTGTATGGTTATTTATTGCATAATAAATAAAAAGCTGTTATAGTTCAACAATGGGAATCCGTCCGCCGTTGGCGGTGGGACCATTTTCCTGACCTCACGAAAATGGTCCCACCACCGACCAAGGCTGCTCAGCGCTGTGGGTGGGTCGTGGTGGGGGCGGTGTAATTTCGGTGTAATTTGTAGCATTTCACCGCTGTTTTTTGGCGCTCATTGGTGTCACTTCATTGGGAAGACCTCATGCATTTTGCTGTTCACTAGCATTCACACTGCAGGGGTCACAAGTTCGAAACTTGTACTGCCCACCATTAAATATATAGGTTTCTAGCTATAAATAAAGTAGCAAAATAATAGGCCGGTGTAATTTTTGGTGTAATTTTTCATAAAAAAGCCGCTTCACTGCGGCTTTTTTGCGTTTGTACGCGGCTAGTCAGCTATTGATGATTAGTTGACTCAGCTTGTCCAGCGCGGTGCGTTGCTGCTCGACCTGCAGATGGGCGTAGCGCTGGGTGGTTTGGACGTTGCTGTGGCCTAGGATTTTGCTGATGGTGTACAGGTCAACTCCCAGGCTGAGCAAGATGCTAGCGCAACTGTGGCGCAGGTCGTGAAAATGGACGTGGGGCATGCCTGCCGCCTTACGGGCGCGACGGAATGCGCTTTTGATGCCTTCGGGTTTCATGGTTAGGGGGAATTGCGCCAACCAGGGGCGCAGTGCTGGCACGATGGGGATGACGCGGCTTTTCAGGGTTTTGGTGTGGCTGGCGGGGATTTCTATGGTGTCTTGGCCAATGTGCTCGGCGCGGATTAAAAAAAGTTCACCGCGCCTGGCACCTGTCAACAGCGCAGCCCAGATCACTGCCTTGGCCTGTGGACTGCAGTGCTGTGCAATTGATTGGACCTCTTTGGGCGACAAAAAGACTTCGCGCTTGTTGTTCAAAGGCAGGGATTTGATGCGTAGCCCGTAGTTTTCGTCGGTCAGGTTTTGCTCCCACGCCAGCGCAAGGCCTTTTTTGAGGGTGGCCAGGCTGCGGTTGATGGTGGCTGGCGCATAGTGATTCGTCATGTCTTTGATGATGTGGGTGGCGCATTCGCGGGCTTGGCTGGCTGTATATTTGTCGGTCCAGGCACCGATGCGCTGGGCGTGGTGGGTGCTTGTTTTTTCGCTGCGCAGTTTGGCTGCGTGGTCTACGTAGAGGGCCATGACGGCGCTCATGCTGGGGTCGTGCGGAATGTTGACCTGTTTGCGGCCCAACGCCCCGCGTAGTTTGGCTTCTAGGCGCTTGGCATCACTCGCAGTTGTGCCTTTCGGGACGCGACGGTGAAGTCGTTGGCCGCCGACCATAAGATGGATGTGCTTTTGGCCGCTGGCGTCTGTGGTGATTGACATAGTTTGTTTTGGTTGAGCTTGAGCCACGCCCGGCATTCTGGCAGGTTGTAGCGCTTGGATTTTGCGCCCACGGGCGTGTATGGTAGCCCAATTGCTTCAAGCCGCCGCACGGTGGACTCGCTGACAGAAAGTTGAGCGCAGAGTTGTTGGCGGGTCAGGTCGATTGTGTTCATACGGGCACACCTTCCTCATCCCGCTGCACGGCCTGTTTAGACTCAACCCGTGCCATCGCCATCGGCAAATAATGCCCGAGGTCGGATTCCTTCAAAACCGCGATCAGCTCGTTCAAAAGGTCGGTTTGACCAGATAACCGGAACGCCTCGCCCTGCTTGAAAAGGGCAGTTTCCACCTGTAGAAGCTCTAAACGTGCCGCGCTGCGGTCAGCCTGCAGATTCATGCGAGTCGCTATTGGCGTGGTGACACCGGTAGCGTGGCAATCACGATTGATAGCGTCCAAGTCACGGGTAATGGTCGCAATCTCAAGGTTCAGGGCTTGCGCCCGTTCCTTGAGTGCTTTGTAGGCGGGGTCGTCGCGGTAGATCATGGTGTCCTTAATGGCAGTTTTGGATTTCAGTCCTGGCGCGTTCGGCGGCTGCTACCCAGCAGGATTGCGCAGCTTCGCCAATGTTTTCGTACAGTGGGAAATGTTCAATAGCCCCTTTGCTTATTGCGGTGGCTCGATACGCCTCATACATGGCAGCAGCGATTTGGGCGATTGACTTCATGCTGTCTCGCTTTCTGTATGCTCTGCATGCCATGCCTCCCAGCCCCGCACCCATTCAGCGCACAGTTCGCCGGACATTTCGGGGCAATCTTCTTTTGGCAAGCCTTCCTGCGCGGCCAATTGACCATCGTCATAGGCTTGCTCAAGTTCAGTTTTAGGCTTGTTTTCGATAGCCAGAACGTCAATCACGTTGCCGTCCTCTGGGCGCTCCATGCCTTCGCCGTCGCTGTTCGGCTTGTACTCTTGGCCCAAGTCCATGGCGCGTTGATCGGATTCACCTTTGACGTCATCCATGCCCTGCTTGTAGACCTCGGGCGTGGCCACCACCAGCAAGCACACCTTTTTGTGGCTGTCGTACAGTCCCTGCAGCGCGTCAGCCTCGTTGCGTCGAGAAACGACGAAGGTGGCCTTGATTTCGTCTTTGATGGCAACGCCTTCAAGGCCGGCGATAACCGTGATGCGGCCGTCGCTGGCGATGGTGTGCACGGCCATGGTGATGGCATTGGCAACCGTGGCGCGCAGGCGGTCGATTACCGCGTTTTGCTTGGCTTCGCTCAGCTTCGGCCACACATCGGGCATCAGCTTCATTTCCTGCAGGCAGACTTGTAGGACGGTTAGGCCGCAAGTCTCGGCGGTCATACCCAGCAGGTCTTGGCGCTTTTCGTCCGTCGTTCTCGCTTTTGGTGCTTCTGGGACTGCGGTTGCTTTTTTCTTTGTCATGATGAAATACTCCTAAATTAGTAGCTGATAAGGTAATAAATACGCTGGCTATGGCTTGTTTTTAAGCTGTCATTTCCGCTTTTAAAGCGTCATATTTCTGGCTTAATTCGGTGCGCAGGGCAGGGTCGGCGATGGTGTTAATCCAGTCACCGGCTACGTCTAGGGCTTCGTGGTTCTTGGCTTTGAGCATCAAATCCAAGATTTCGGCGTAGGTCTTTTGCGGCGGTTGGTTGGCCGTGGCCGCTGGGGCAGCTATTTCGCCGGTTTCGGGGTTTGGCGCATATTCTTCGGCCTGCGGGGCCTCGTAGCGCTGCACCTCGGTCATGTTGACGTCAATCACCGAGGCGTTGTTTTGGCCTTCGCCACGCTCTGCCTGTTCGTCCAAGCCAACGGCGCGCTGCACTTCGATGGACACTGGCAGCCACTTAAACAAGCGGCGGCAAACGGTTTTTAAGGCCATCGCCACGTAGTCAGTGACCCACGGGCCGGATGTCGCGGCCTTGCTACGCGCACGGGTCGCTTCGACTTCGCTTCGGCTCATCACGTCGAACTGGATGCCGCCGTCTTTCAGCTTGGCGACTGCATAGACAAAAATCAGCTTGGCTGGGTTGTCGCGGTTTGGGTTGTTCCAGTCTGGTTTATGGGTGATATTGCTATTCAGGCCCAGCGTGACGTCGAACGTGTCGCCTTCGTACACCGCACGAGCTTCGATGCTGATGATCTGGCCGCTGCGTCGTGCCAAGTCGATCATGCCGCGATAGCCGATGATGACCTGAGCTTCGGTTGAAACTGTGACCCACTGGTTGCCCTGCTTGGCGCGTTTCTCAAACGGCAGGATGTAGACGTGACCCAGCGCGCCGCCAGGCTCTAAGCCCAGCTGGCTGCATTGCATCACGGCACCGAGAAAGCTCATAGGGTCACATTGCTGCAACTTGGGGATGCGGCGTAGCTCGGTCATAGCGATGCGCGCCAGCCGGTCGGCGGTCATGTGGCGGGGCAGGGCAAGGGCGATTTGAGCCTTGGTGTTCGGGTTGTTGATAAGTTCAAACAGGTCTTTTGGCTTGTCTGATTTGGTTGCGATACCGGTGGCGGCGGCTTTGAGGGCTTGTGAAGTCATGGTTTTCCTTGGTGGTTGATGAAAAAGTTACTTGAGAAGCAGGGGGCGCGCGCCATTGGTGACTTTGGTATGCGCGGTGATGATTTCGGGGGAGGCTTGCAACTGTTCGGCGATGGCCTGCCAGTCTGTTTTCGTGCCGTTTTTGTTGTTTTTCCAAGTGCAGACCGGTTTGCCGTCAAATGTCAAAACAGCGGCGTCGCCCATGAAAATCTTGATTTGCGTAGCCAGTAGGTCGGCTTGGATTTCGGCGGTTTTAATCTGCCCCTTGGTGTCTTTCAGCATTTCGCAGACGGCCAAAATGTCAGGATTGGCCTCTATGGTTTTGCCCATGTCGCGCTTGTAGAGAAAGGCCACATCGTCAGCGGTCGCAAGGGCGGGGGCATTGCGGGTTTGGATGCTGTTCCAAAAGGCTATTTCACGGGTACGAATACCGGCAATGGTTTCCTCGTCGCGCTCCAAAAAGTGAATGCGTGGCTTGTCGTCAAAGCCGGTTAAGGCGGCAATCACTGCGCGACGGCGTGGCTTGATCATCAGACCGTGCATGACCTGTGCGGCGTAGTAAATCGGGATTTGGTCAGAGTTCTCATCGCCCCAGTCTTTGACTGCAAAGGGGTTTACGGTCTTGGCTTCGCCGTTCACCTCTTCGCCGTCGATCAGCAACTCAAGGTCGATTTCAGCGGCAAGAAATGGGAATTCAGGGTCTTGATAGCGCTGGTTGCGCGCCAAAATCTGTACATCATGGCCACGGTCTTTGAGTTCGTCAACCAGCATTTCAACAACAATAGGCTCCCAGCGGTGGCCACGGTCGAATAGCTTTTGTTTGGCCGGCGTGACGTCTTCGACAAACTCGCCGATCTTCTTTTGATACAGCATGAAGGGCGAGAGCCAGGGTGAAACCCCGAGGATTGCAGCGACGTCGCTACCACCGATGTACTTTGTGCGGTCAGGCGCGAAATTGGTCTGTTGCAGAGCTGTCATGGTGCTTCCTTGGTTAAAAAATTACTGATAAAACTTGAAATAAAAGGCGGTGCCGGCTGTGATTCCCACAATCGCGCCCACGGCTGCAAGCGCAAAGCCGATCAACATGCCTTTGAGCAATTCGCGGTGCGGCGGCACGTCTGCGGCTTCGTCGGGTTCTTCGCCGACAAACTGAATCGGGAATTCGCCCCATGCGCGTTCGGCCTGCAGCGTTTGCCCGCGTGTTTCATTGGCAGATGTCGAACTGGCTGTGGTCGTGAGCCAGGACTTCATAGGAGCCTCAGAACACGGGTGACAACCTGCTGCAGCTTTGTTGGTGGTTTGCTGGGCTTTTGAACAAGTGCAACCTGCAAGCGCACGGCGTCTACGCTGTGGTCAATCCGGAGTTTTGGGGCGTAGAGGATGCCGATCTGTACGCCGGCTGGGGTGGTGTAGGGAGTGGTCATGCTGCGACTCCTGTGTATTGCCACAGACCCAACCACTTGGCGCGCATGCCACGAACCGTTTTGAGCGGTGGCGCTGGCTGTGTTGGGTTTTCGTAGTGGGCACCGCGACCGGCTTGGAGTTCAAGCGTCTCGGTGTTGTAGGTGTACCAGTCGTCATCGTTGAAGCTCGAGAAGCTGACGCTTTCGGCTCCGAGTTCTTCGAGGATGCGTTTGGCTAAGATTCCGCTGGCCCGAAAATGCGCTGATGGCGTTTGCAGGTCTTGGGCTAACTGGAATAATGGGTTCATCTTTCACTCCTAACCGCTGTTGTTTGCGGTATGAGTGAATTATGCACTATGCATAACTATAAATCAAGCAATATGCATAACTAAAACAGAAATAAATCAAAAATAAACCCTAATAGGGTTTTTGCTTAGAGATACAGTCGTAAAAAAGCCCCGATGAAGGGGCTTTATCTAAGTGGTTGGTGTTTTACCGTTCGTCTTTTGGTAGTTTTCGCCATAGCCATGGGGCTGTGGGCGGCTTCGCGCTATCCAAATCACCCCACAAGCCCACACGCTGCGCACGGGCTTGCTGTTCTAATTGTGGAAACTGTGGGTCGGTTTGGTATTTGACATAAGCCCACGCCATGCCTAGCTTTACCATTGCAGCATTAGCATCTACGCCCCGGCATTCCACACGGGCTACAGTGCGACCATAACGGTCTTTTGTCTGTGGTTTGATGGTTGCCATGGTTTCATGGCACAGAGCGCCTAGCGCGTCTTTTGAGCGATCCCCGAACGATTGTTTTCGCTCTGGTGCGTCAATTTCTGCTAATCGAATGGTAATTTGCTCGTATGCCCCCGCAGTTCCGCAGCGGGCTTTTAAGGTGTCGCCGTCAGTCACTGCTACAACTAGGCAATTATCCGCTATAGCCGGCGTATTTATTGCCAAAGCAGCTATGAAATAAATAGCGAAAATGCGCATACATTAGGTTTTGATTTTAATTTTCGCCTTTATGGCCTCGGCTCTTGTTTTGTAGGATAGTTGATTTTCAGGTTTGGCCAGCAACGCTCCGATCCCGAAATTCTTAAGTGCTAAATCCTGCTTTGTCCTAGCTTCCCCCCTAAAGCAGATGATTTCAAATCATCAAAAACCATCATTTGTGCAAATTTCAATGCTTTTGCATTGACATCGGGTGCAATTTCAATTGATTTTGCAGTTTTTTCTTGGCAAGCCGTTAGCGCAATAACCATAGCAACCAAACACAGTTTTATTATTGATTTCATAGTTTTTTAAAGTCAGTTGGTTGAAAATTCGGACACCAATCGCAGCCATGTCGCACGCCCGCTGCCTGTATTTGGTCAACTTGGCTAGATGGGTGCTGACTAGACATTCCGGCACCGGAATAACTGGCTAAGAATCGGCAGGGGAAAATGCATTGTACGGCTGGCACCTGGATGGGTCCACGGAGAAAATCCATTATCGACACATTGAAACGCTCTTCTTGCTGTGACTGTGACTGAAACGGGTCATTAGTGACTTTGTGGCAGTGGGCGCGGTAGTCAGTTGTGCCACAACTTTCTAAATAACAAGTCAAAACGCTTTGAATCCGGTAGGGAGTTGCAATCAGTTTACCGCCCGCATAAAATGACGTCCCTTTAATTTTTAGAAGCAAATTTGTCACTGAAAGTGCAATTGCCGCCTGATCTCTTTTTTTGCCAAACGCTGAGAAATGGTACAGTTTCCCCGCAATTTCTCGTTCTTCATATAGGTTGGCCTGCTTTGCAAAATGAACTGAAGCTGCGTAGTTCCCGCTGCGAGATTTTGGAAAAGCAACAACCAAGCAAATGCCGTTTAAGCTTGTGGTGGCCGTATTTGTTAAAAATTGACTTGTTGCTAGGTCAAAGTTCCCGTCGGACATTTACAACTTTCCCCCTAATTGCCACTCAATAGCAACGCCAATCACCCGCTGCGCTGGGTCATCAATTTCAATGGTTGGATAACCAGAGTTGAGCGGCCTAAGAAACCAACGCCCTGAATCTGTCATCAATCGTTTGAACGTGGCTCGCTGGGTCACCACATCCTTAGCGGCAACATAATCACCAGCCTTAGGGGAGCGGTCAGGGTCAAAAATGACCACACAACCATCGGGAAACGACACGCCTGTGGGGGCAGTCATAGAGTCGCCATCAATCGTTAGCGCAAAGGCGTATTTGCTGGGGTTTGAGCGGTAAATATCGACCCTTTCGGAAGTGTCAGGGTTGTGGTCGTCAATCTCGCCCCAGCCGCCAGCGCGGATCCAGCTTATGAGTGGAACGGATATTTTTGATGTCGCGACACTGGTATTGCCATGGTCTTTAGTTGCACCATACGCGGCGCGCGGCTCTTCTGCTGTGAGAGACAGCAAAGGCGCTACAGCCGGGTAATCAACAAAATCAAACCAGCCTGTGGGTTTCCCATAAAGACGCTCTAATTTTTCGGCCAGTTTATCGCCGATTCCTCTGGTTCCATTTACCAATGCGCTGATGTGTGATTTTGGAGTTCCGCTTTCTAGTGCGACTTGTGAAGCGCCACCATGCATTACCAAGAGCGAAATCAACCGTTCTTTTCGTCTAATTTTTCGCGGACTTTCAATATTTTCCATTTTTTTAATATAAGCGACTTGCATAACTATTAGTTATGCGTTATGCTTCGCGATAAGTTCAGCAAAATGCATAACAAAATGAAACTAAACGAATTTTTAAAAACACTTCCATCTGGCGGGCAAGCTAAGTTTGCGAAGGATTGCAACATAACGCACACCTACTTATCCCAGCTCTCTAGCGAGCAAGATGGGCGCGTACCGAGCCCCGCTTTGAGTTTGGTTATTTGGCGTAAATCCAAAAAAGCAGTCACCCGCCAAGAGCTTCGCCCTAACGACTTCTGGTTGATCTGGCCTGATTTGGCGCATCTGAAGCCAACGGTCGAGGTCATCGTAAACGACAACGCAAAAGAGGAGGTGTGAAGTGTTCATGCCCTGTAGTCTATTTTTTTACCCCAAAAAGTCACCCCTAATGACCCCTAAAAAATACGGAGGCACATTTTGAAGCTCTTTTACGACGACGAATTCGATGCTATCGCCACAGCAATTGGTAACAGCGGAAAACCTTTTAAATTGGTAGCTGCGCACATGTTCCCTGACATGAAACCAGAGAGCGCCTACGCCAAACTCAAAGAATGCACCAATCCAACGGGCGATCAACGCCTCACTTTTGGTCAGGTCATCCGTTTGATGCACTTTTGCGAGTGCTATGACCCCTTGCATTACGCCTGCGACGACACTTTGCACGCTAGGCCAGATCGCAAAGCGCCGGAAGACGAGGCTGTGAAGTGGATGGAAGTCATCAACTCAGCAGCTGGAACCATGGAACGTGCTATGCGTGCAATCGATCACCTTAAAGCCCGTGGCGGCATTAAGGCGGGTGCTTAAATGGCCGCTATCAATGGCTTCACCCACCGACTAAACGGCGAATCCATCCCGCCACCACGCGCAGCAGAAAAGCCCGGGCCACTCTGCATTTTGGCTTGCCGTTGGTGCTACATGCGTGCCTTTTGGATTTGGGCTGGCGTGAGTAGCCATGAGGCCGCAAAACAGGAAATTTTGAGCACTTGCGAGGTTGGCAGCCGCAAGGACTTGGACACCGACGTGCATGCTGCCGCTCGGTTCAACACCCAAATTCGCAAGCCCTTCATGGAATATCTCGAATCTGTCGAGGTGGCTCAATGAAATTCGGCAGCGTATGCAGCGGAATCGAAGCCGCAAGTCAAGCATGGCATCCCTTGGGATGGAAAGCCGCTTGGCTGTCAGAGATCGAACCTTTCCCGTGCGCAGTGCTGGCGCACCACTATCCAGAAACCCCAAACCTTGGGGATATGAATAAATTTGAAAGCTGGCCAGATGACGAACAACACGCAATTGACCTTCTTTGCGGCGGAACCCCCTGCCAATCATTCAGCATCGCAGGACTTAGAAAAGGACTGGACGATGCGCGTGGCAACCTCATGCTCACCTTTGCTGCCATTGCTGCAAAGTACCGCCCCCAATGGCTGGTTTGGGAGAACGTCCCTGGCGTCCTGTCAAGTAACGAAGGACGAGACTTTGCGAGCTTTTTGGGACTCCTCAGTGGCCAAGTCATCGAGCCGCCAAAAGAAGGATGGGGGAATTCAGGCATCATCACCGGCTACAAAAACGCCTACAGCCTTGCCTACCGAGTGCTGGACGCTCAATACTTTGGAGTGGCACAGCGCCGTCGTCGTGTGTTCGTTGTCGGGTGTCTTGGTGACAGCCGCCGTGCCGCCGCAGTACTTTTTGAGCGCCACAGCCTGCAAGGGGATTCTGCGCCGAGCCGAGAAACGAGGGAAGGAACTACCAGAGGCATTGAAATCGGCCCTTCAGGCGGTTGCTTTACCGATGTAAATCCAACATTGGATGCCGGGTGTAAAGATGGGCCTGTGCGTAACCAATTAGCGGGCTGCGTTGGAACTTTATGCATCGCCACGGGTCAAGGCGGTGCCGAAATCGGTGCCGAAATCGGTGCCGACATTTCGCCGACATTGAACTGCAACCACGAAGCGCCGATTCTGGCTTTTGACACAACTCAGATCACCAGCGCCCAAAACGTAAGCAATCCGAAATATGGCGACCCTTGCCATCCACTCGCAGCGCAGGCGCATGTACCCGCCATAGCCTACGGAATAGCAGGGGGCGGTGGCGACAAAGCGCATGTACTGGCATCCATGCAAGTCCGCCGCCTGATGCCGATCGAGTGCGAGCGCCTGCAGGGCTTCCCAGACAACTACACCCAAGTCCCGCACAGGGGTAAACCCGCCGCCGATGGGCCACGGTACAAAGCGCTGGGTAATAGCTGGGCCGTCCCCAATGTGTATTGGATTGGTGAGCGAATTCAGATGGTTGATGAATTGTTTGGAGGTGCCACCGCATGAGAGCGCACTCAGAAACCAGTCTTGAGGCCTATCACACCACGTCGGCGCGCACGCTTCAGGCCAGAGAGCAGCAACTGATGGCTGCATTTAAAGGGGCTGCTGACACCTTCACCCGCCAGGAACTTGTCGACGTCGTTGGCATGCCGCTGAACGCTGTTTGCGGTCGCGCCAACTCACTGGTAGCAAAAAAGGTGCTTTGTGTGCGCGGATTTGCCATCAACCCGGGCTCAGGTAAACGCCGAGAAAAGCTCGGTTTATTTATTCCTGAGCAGCTTGGACTATTTCAATGAATTTCTACCAACGACATATTGGCGACTGGGTAACCGCAACTGCTCACTTATCAGAAGTTGAAGAGTGCATTTATTCGCGTTGCATTGACCAATATTACGCACGGGAAACCGCTTTGCCGCTTGATATTGAGCGCGTTTGTCGCTTGGTTCGAGCCTTAAGCAAAGACTCAAAAAAGGCCGTCGCGGTAATTTTGGAAGAATTTTTTGTAAAAGGCGACGATGGCTGGCATCAAAAACGCTGTGATTTAGAGATCACTAAATTCAAAGAAGAAGAGCCACTGCGCCTGCAAAAAGAAGAAAACATCAAGGAGCGTAAGCGCCGGTTCAACGAGCGTAGGAAAACAATGTTTGACGCTCTCAGAGAGGCGAATATCGTGCCTGCTTGGGACATCAAAATGCCTGAACTTGAGAGGCTATTTGAGCAGCATGTTACCCGTTCAAATCCTGAAACTGGAACGCAACCTAGAACGTCCAAGGAACGTCCAACGGACAAAAACGGAACGACTAACCATACCCAAGAACCAATACCCAATAACCAATTAATTAATACAAACAATAACCCTCTCTCTAATCCTGGACCGCAAGAGGGGGGGGCAGTTGATGCAGAAAATCCAAAAACCACCCCAGCCGGTGAAATCTGCAAAGCGCTGAAATCCGCAGGACTGCAAAGCGTCAGCCCGAACCACCCCGAGTTGCTGGCGCTGATCGCCAAAGGCGTGACCCGAGAGCAATTCATCGAAGCGGCGCAGGCAGCCAACGGAAAGCGCAGCCCGTTCGCCTACATGCTCACGGTCGTCAAAAGCCAACTGGCAGCAGCCAACGACATCGAAAAAGCACCCGGCATGCCCGATACGGCTTGGGATGAAACAGGCCGAACGATTCGCGCCAAAGCGGCCGAGTTGGGTTTTCCAGCATGGGAAGGCGACAACCCCAGCGGAACCAAACAACCCGAGCTTTTCTCGGCGTACACCGCACGGCTGCGCGAATTCATCGAATCAAAGAAAGGCAAGTCATGACCCGCGTCGAAACCCTGCTGAAGCTCCTGAATCACGGCGGCTTGACCTACACCCAGTTGGTGCAAACCACAGGCTGGCCAGCTTCAGAAGTTCACGAAACCGTCGCCGCCTGCAAAGCCGATAAGTCGATTGTTTTGCGACATCGAACACGCCAAGGCTTGGTCCCGATTTATGAACTTAACCCTGATGCAGCGGGTTCATTGGAGGCCATCAAAACCCTGATTCACCCGATTTTTACTGAATCGCCAGCACCAGAAGTGCCCGATGTTGGCGAAATCAAGGCGGTGATGTGTCAGGCCTGCGGCTTTGACGCAGTAGGCGCGCGACGCGGGTTTACCTCTGGTGAGTGCCGTCACAAGGGCGTTTGCAACGCCTTTTCTATTTGATTTATTTGTACGTAAAAAGGATTTTTTTGTAATGCTGCCAATCACCTTCACCATCCCCGGCGAGGCCGTAGCCAAGGGCAGGGCCAAAGCAGCCAGGCGCGGGAACTTCATAACCATGTACACCCCGGCCAAGACCGTGAACTACGAAAAGCAGGTCGCTGACGCCGCCAAAACCGCCATGGCCGGCCTGAATCCGTTGGATGGGCCCGTGCATCTGACCGTGCGCATTTACCGTCAAATCCCCAAAAGCTGGAGCCTGAAAAAGCAACGCGCGGCGGCGCTGGGCGAGATTTACCCGACCGCCAAGCCGGACACGTCCAACATCATCAAGGCTATTGAGGACGGCTCAAACGGGATTTTGTGGCGTGATGACAGCCAGGTGGTGGACACGGTCGCCAGCAAGCGGTATGGGACACCACGGGCTGAGATTGAAGTGAGGGCGCTATGAACCAACTCCTGATCGCCGCATTCGGCCTCACATCCATCTATTTCGCCATGGGCCACAACCAGACCCGACGAAAGTACGCGCCCATCATCGGTCTGTGTGGTCAGCCGTTCTGGGGCTATTTTGCCTATCAAACCCAAGGCTGGGGGCTGGCCGCGCTGGTCGTGGCTTACACACTGGTTTACATCAATGGCATCCGCGTGCAGTGGGGTCGCAAATGAAGCGCAAAACCCACACCGTAAAGATCAACCCCGTGCTGCGCGCGGTCATCGCCGCCAAGTGGTCAAAAGAAAAGGTTCAAGCCCAGATTCAAGCCTACATGGGCGACGATGGTTTGCAGGTTGTTCACCAAGCCGGTCGTATTTTCTTCGTCGTGCTAATGGCCTTCATCGCCAACGGCATGTCCGACGAACACCCCGACGCCAGAATCCTGCGCGGTGCCGTCAATGCCCTGGAAGAACAGGCCGAGGTCGACCAAGTTGATGCCCACCGTCGCAATTCGTTGATTTCAGGGCTGAACGCAGCCATGCGACTGGTTGACGAAATACCCGCCGATCTGATCATTTCCAGCGCCCTGATCTTGGAGCAACGGCTCAAGGCTGGACACATTCACGCAATCGAATACAGAAAGGCTTTGGGACTATGACCGTTTTTGATTCGCACCTCTACCGCGACCCGATGCAAGTGCTTGAAGCCAAACAGAACGCCGCCGAGCGTAAAGCGAAGCAATGCGGGGATTGTGTTCACAAGGTTTCGGTCACTTTCAAGGGCGAGACCGCCAATCGTTGCACCCAGAAGTGGCAGATTTACGGCCGGCGCTGTGACCATTACGAGCAAAAACAAAATTTAAAACCAAAAGGAGACCTATGAGCGCAGTCATCGACGCCCCAATTTTCAACTCTGTGCAGCAAGCCTTGCATTTCAGCTTTCTCATGGAAATCCTGCCGGCCACCCAGCGCAGCGTTATGCAGGCGCTGATCGACCGGCTCATGGAGGACATGGGCATTGTTCAGGAGCGGGAACAGGGCACGATCAACTTCGGCGGCCTGAGCTCGCTGGAGATTCGCGGCCAATGCGCCATGATTCGCGGGGCCGTGGTGCATCACTTGCCGGCACCCGAGGCGCATTCCATCCATGCCCGGTATGGGCAGCAGAACATCAAAGCGGAAGGGGTTCGAGGGATTCGGGACTATGCTGCACCCATGCTGACCACCCACGCCGACACACCGACGCTGGCGATTGCCTGGAGCATCTTCGGCACCAAGCGGCAA